CAGTACCCAAGACTATTCCTCCAGACTGCACCGCCTTGGCAACTTGCGCTAAATCGGAATCACTGGGCGTTAATCCGGAATCAACGATCAGCGCCCGCAATTCCTCGCCGATTTTGTAAAACCAGTACTCACCAGGCAAAGTTGCCGGTGTTGCCGTTAAAGGGTTGCCATTGGTAGGATAACCATTACTGGGCGAAGCCGGCGCAGAAGGCGGGGACGCGGCGGCACCCGATTGATAATTTCTAGTTTCCATGTTTTACCTATGAATATGCAAAAAGTACGATGGTGTGCGCCGGCTTAAACCGGCTCATTAGACATTCGAGAAAGTTATTGCCCCAGCCCGACAGCGCTTCATCGACGCCACTGGTGACAAGAAAATGGGTGACTGTGTTCAGCGACGCATTGACCTGCCAGGCATAAGCCCAAGCATCACCATAGATCGGATCGGCTACTGTCATACCCACCGTGAACGGACGAAATTCTGTAATTGTGATTGTAAAACCGGCTGATAACGCCAAAGCGATAAAATATGCGCGGGACTGACCGCCACGACTGGTCATTTGAGCGATCAACGCATTATGCCGTTGCTCCAAGGATTGCGAAATGCCAGCCATGCAGTCCGTCGGCAGACCGAAAATGCGCTCATAATCGACCAGCAGCTCATACGTAATGCGCGGATCGGCATCCTCGCCCAGCGCATCGGCGCGACCCTGAATGCGGGCAAATTCCTGAGCCCAGGCATCCAGCTGTTTTGAGGCAATCGAGTCATCGTCCAGATCCCACGCCGGCCCGAACGGCAGCAGCGCTTTCAATGCCCGCAAATAATCGGCTGCGACTAAACCCATGTAATCGTCCCCATGGTACTGATGTTGCCGGTCGTGTTGGTGACGTTAGCGGATGGCACTGTCAGCACATGATCGAACTCGCCGGCCGCACCGCTGATGGCTTCATTAATATGACTTAAATAGATCGTGCCGCCTGGCGTAGCTTCTCGGGCAATCAGGTCAGTCAAGGCTTGCGTGATCGCTGCTTTTACAGCCACCGTTGACGGGCTTAATCCAGAAATCGTGAAATTGAGAGGCACCGCAACCGGAGCTACCACCGTCACAGCCGCCGTCACTGGCCTGAGCGGGTCAATATGAGCCGCCACCGCCGCCACATCACCAGCCAGCGGGATGCCGCCGGCGTAAGTGCCATCCATCATAAAACGCACTGTCACCGTGCCTGCGCCCAGCTCTAACGGATAAACCCAAGCCCGAGTAACGCCAGCGACTGCCAGCGCCCAGGCCGAATAATCGGCCTTACAACCACCTTGCGGCGGCTGCTTGATGCGAGCCAGCAGACGGCTTCGGAGGCTGTCGTCGTTTTCAATGTCCGCACCGCCGGTCATGGCGCCCGCCACTGCGCTGGCAGTAATGCCCGATATCGGCGCTTGCAATGTGAAAGTTTGTCCGGTCGCCCGGTTTCCTGAAACTCCGGCGCTAGACGCCGACACGGCAACCACCGCAGAACTACTGGCAATTGTGCCATCGGCTGACGTTGCATACAGCACGTTATCGTAAGCGGACAGCACTGTGCCCGACGGGATTGGAGCACCATTGGAACCGGTAAACGTGACCGACCCGGACGCACTGGCGGCCGCCTTGCGGGTAATGCCCCAGATGGATGCCCAGCGCTCAAGCCAGGCACCCTCGGCAGTGTCGTAAATCAGCTGACGGGACAGCCAGTCGATAAAACCATACAGACCGTGCGCGGTACCCGATAAAGCTCGCGCATAAACCTCGGCATTGTGGCGCCGCAAAATGTCGTTGTCCGGCAGCCGCGAGACAATATCGTTGCGGGTGCGGTTAATCAGATCCAGTAAGGAGGGTCGGTTAAATGCCATTCAGGTAATCCCACACGTTGGAAAATCGGATGTTTAAACTGGTACCGTCGCCACGGACGATCTTGACGCCAAGCGCCAGCCTGTCCAGCTCCTGACGCTCGGACTGAACCTGAACCGCTGCCGCCACGCCATCATCGATCAGCCATTGCAAAGACTCTTCGGCATATTCCTTGGCCTTTAAAACGGTTTCAGTGGTCAGTTTTGCCCGCGATAACAACCACAGCCGCGAGCCGATACGGTCGTTTTGGATTTGCGGATAGGTATCGCCCCACCAGCCGTACTTATTTGTGCCTGGCAACTCATCATCCGGATTGGCCCGCCGCCATGTGAACAGTGATATAAGCACGCCACGCGGCAAATCTTCGGTAACGTCCGAAGCTTTGACCGCAACGCCGTCAATGACTAAGGTTAAAGGCATCATACCGGCACACCCGTCTGCGCAGCGCCAGCCGTGACGCCGCCGTGCTTGTGCGTTTTCAGACTAATGCCATCGGCGATCACATCACCGCCGGTCACAGTCACAGTCGGGGCGCCGGATATCGTGATCGGCTTGCCTCCCCCAGCAATCACGATGCCATCTTTAGTTAACTTGATCGACATGCTGTGCGCGTTATAAACAGCCGACTCGCCGCTTAGCAAATTCTGCGGCCGGTAGCGTCGGTCAGTTGCCGCCAGAACCACGCCGTGTGAACGGTCGCCCTCGACAAATACAACCAGGACTTCAGCCCCTGGCATCGGGTTGCTGGTATAGCCAAACGCTTCAAAATGCTCGACCGTGTCCTTGGTTTCATCGGCCAGCAGCGCCACTTGCAGCAGCTGCATTTTTCCAGCCGAGTTGACCAGCGTGACCACGCCCCTAGCCAGCATGTTGCTGATGCGATCAGCCAGCGGCTTGACTGCTTTTGCTATACTCATATCAATCCACCCATGAGGTATCGGGGCCTTTCTTGCTTTTCTTGCGCTTGGCGGCCTTGGCTTGTTTTTCCGGATCGGTTAAAAATGCGGACGGCGGGATCACAACCAGCTCAGTCACCATACCGGAATCGTCCAGCGTATAAATGCACTCTGAAATTAATAAAGACGGTTTGGCCTTCATGATGCCGTCAACAATTGATACCATCTGATTAGGCCGCCATAGCGAGCCATCCTGCTGACGCCAGCCGGCGACCCGGTAGCGCATTTCTTCGGCCTTGGCGGCCCGCACTTGCTGTTCATACTGCGCCCGCTGCTGGCAGGCGTGGGAATCGGCCTGTCCGGACTGCCGGACTACCAACACCCGATGCCGGGTTATGCCGGCATTGCTGGCACTGCCTTTGGATTGCGCAGCGCCGGTTCCGTAATCGTCATCGGTGCCGCTTTTTTGCCCCTTGACTACATACTTGCTGTAGACTTCGGAATAATCAAAGCCCGCCGAAGCCGACAGAATGTTAACCCCAAGCTCCAAAGCACTGGCCGCATTGCCGCCGCTGCCTGGCGATGCCAGCACCACATTGCCGGCGGCGTTATCAGTGATCAGCACCTGTCGCAACTTGGCCAACCGGTCAAGGGACTCGAAAGCGGTTTCGCCCTGCTGGATCTGGTGATCGGTAATGACAGAACCGGTGTCGGTTTCCGTGACCACACCCAAGCCAAACGGAGCGGACAACTTCTGCGCCACACCTTCAACTTTAAGCCCCTTGAATTGCCCCGGCGAATTTTCGGCGGAACAATCGACCAGGTCGGCTGTTTTACTGCGGCCACGAATCATGATGGTGATGCTGGTGGCGTCGTAATCGATCGGCGTGGCATCGACATAGCCGGTGCAGACCAGGTCGTCACCAATGCGCACCTCGCACAAATCGCCCGGAACAATGCGCCGAACCTGATCGGAACCCGGCCAGCGGTCGGTTACTGCCAATTCAAAGCTGCGCGCTATTCGCTCAAGCCCGGCCTCGATGCGCACCGATTTCCAGCCGGAATAATCCATGCCATTGACGGTTAGTTTTACAGTGTCATTCATATTTTCCAGGCATAAAAAAACCCGCCGAAGCGGGTTTGTTTTTAATTAAACGGATTAACTAGATAAGGCGTTATATTTAAAAATGACTGCGGTAGGATTCGAACCTACGTTTCGGCGGTCGGGTGTCCTAAGCCTCTAGACGATTAAGTCGGATTCGAACCAACGTTTCCCAGTTCCAGTGCCCTAGGCCTCTAGACGACACAGCCATTTTTAAATATAACCCAAAGCTCAAGCTTACCTTCATGACCACCTCTTTGCTAATTAAATTAGAGCTAATATCTACTTAAAACCATCAACGGCGCAACTATCACATAATAAATAGTATAATAACAGACATACACCACCAAAACGGGGACTGGAAACATGATTACAACAATCATTAAAGAATTGGTAAAACAGGCAATTCGCGAAAACAAAACCCCGACTAAGATATTGCTAGGGGCGAATAAACTAGAAGAAGTAAAGCGACTTACAAGTCATCACACGCTAAACGCGACACAAATTGACGGCCCCACGGACGCTAAAGTTTACGGGCTTTATATCGTAGAATATATAGGCGACTGCGAGCATATTTCGGTTGATTAGCGACTCAATACCTTCAACGCCGCAACCGGAACAAAATTAGGATTGCGGATTTTGTTTCTTTCGACCATTTCAAGATCCCGTCCGGCGTTTTCGTAATAATCATAAGCAATCGCCAGCATCGGCAGCACGTCATCCGGGGTAATAATGACCAGCCGCGAGCTGTCTCTGGAGCGTTCGGTCAGGTCTTTCCACATGGCCGCGCGGCAGGCCGTCAGCGCCTGGTAAACAGCGTCATCGCTCGCCTGTAAGATTTCGGCATCCAAGGCCGCCGCCAGTTCGTTTTTAGTCGCCAGCGTATCATCATAAATCGCGCACTTCAGGTAACTCGATAAGCCGCAGGCCTGAACCAGCAACAACTGCCTGGCATTGGCCAGAATGGCGGTTTTGTTGTTATGGATGCGCGTTGCGGTCGGTGTGGTGTACACG